TCGTTCACCGATTAAAACTTCAATGGAAGGTGATTTTGATACTGGTAACGTAAGATACAAAGCTAGAGAGAGATATTCATTTGGATTCTCAGACCCTAGAGGTATTTTCGGCTCACCAGGAGCATAATAAAACTTATAGAATGGGCGTATTTATTACGCCCATTCTTATTGCAAATCTCATTTAAAACTGTATACATAAATAGAATAACTACATAGACTGCTTATGCAGACGATATAGAGACTATGTGGTAAGGTCTATATAACCAAGGAGGTTTAAAATGGCAAACTCAACTTTTAGTGGTCCAGTAAGATCAGAAGCTGGTCACAAAGTAGTAACTAAAAATACAAGTACAGGTACGGTTACAGAACACGCAACTTTAAATAGTGTAGCAACTGGTGATGCTTCAAGCAATTCAGCAGGTTCACTATTATTAAATGCAGCAGCTACTAACACTGCAACTTTACAAACATATCAAGCAAGTATTACTATAGCTAATGGTGCAACAACTGGTAAAGAAGCAGCGATAGGTATGCCTGCGAACTTTATTCCAATGTGTGTTTCTCTTGATGTAGTTACAGCATCAACAAACAACGTCAACTTAGTTGATATTGGTGATGATGGAAATACAGATTCATATACAGACGGTATTGCAGTAGCAGTAAATGCAACTGGATTTAAAGGTGTGTTTGGTTGTAATGGTGTTAGAGGTATTACAGGATTAACAGGTGCAACTACAACTGCTGACGAAGTAGAAGTAGTAGTAAGTGGAGATCCGGGTAGTGCCACTGTAATCAGACTAACTTTTGTTGGTTTGGTACTAGCATAAATTAATTTTTAGTGGGGCTTCGGCCCCACAGTTCTTGATTAAGGAGGGAACATGGCAGACGTAGTAACAGGACCGACAATCCTACAACAAAACGACAATCGTGTCGTAATTAAAATAGTCAATCAATCAGATGGATCAGGTGGCACTACAGTTTTTGGTGATGTATCAGCATTAACTGCTAGACAAGATGGAACTGCAGTAGCACATTTAGGACTATTAAGAGTTTGGTTCTCATGTCAAGGCGGAGATGGAGGAGACTCTTATGCTCGTTTAGATGAAGAAGATGATGATGGAGATATTCCTGTAATAGGTTTAACAGGAACTGGATATTGGGATTTTAGAGAGTTTGGTGGAATACCTGCTGATAAATCTAATAATACCAATGAAAGTGATGTTAATCTTGTAGTACCAGGAGCTGCTGATTCAGGAAATATGTACACAATAATAGCAGAGTTTCAAAAAATTTATTAATAATATATGGCTACTTCTGGCACAACATCATTTGATTTAAGTATAGAAGAGATCATTGCAGAAGCATTTGAAAGATGTGGTCTTTCAGTGCGTTCTGGTTATGATTTAAAAACTTCTAGAAGATCTTTAAATCTTTTATTTGCTGAATGGGCGAACAGAGGATTAAATCTTTGGACTATAGAACAAAGAACAAAAACTCTTACAGCAGGCACAACTTCATATGATTTAGATACAGATTTAGTAGATATACTTTCAGCAGTTTTATTTACAGCAGACGATACTGCTGTTGATAAACAATTAGAAAGATTAAGTCGTGCTGAGTATTTACATATATCTAAAAAAACAACACAGTCTGTTTCAACTCAATATTATTTGGAAAGATCTATTACTCCAAAATTATATTTGTATCCTACACCTGATGCAGCTGACACATTCAAATATTATGCATTAACAAGAATACAAGATGCAGGAAGTTATAGTGGTAATGCAGAAGTTCCTTTTAGGTTTTTACCTTGTCTTGTTGCAGGCCTGTCTTATTACATAGCAATGAAAAAAGCACCAGATAGAATACAATTATTAAAACAAGTTTATGAAGATGAATGGCAAAGAGCTTCTGCTGAAGATAGCACTCGCTCTAGTATAAAGATAGTACCTAAGATAGGGGTTATGTAATGGCATACGCAAGTGGTAAATATTCAAAAGCAATTTCTGATAGAAGTGGTATGGAGTTTCCCTATAAAGAAATGATTACGGAATGGAATGGTTCTTTTGTTCACAAATCAGAGTTTGAAGCTAAACATCCTCAAGAAGAACCTACTACACACAAAGCAGATGGTGAGGCTTTACAAGATGCTAGTCCTGATAGAGTAGAACCTGTAGAAGTATTAGTAGGAGAGAAAATGTTTTTTGAAAATAATAATAGTATGGTTCCACAGACAAACAATGTAATTAAAATGCGAATGAAAGTTAATAACGTAACAGTGAGTATATCATGACAACTTATGCAGAACTAACACAACAAATTTTAGATTATACAGAAGTAGGCACAGATGTATTAACATCTACAATAACAAATGACTTTATAGAACATGTAGAAAACAGATTATTTAGAGAGGTAGATCTAGATGTATTTAAATCTAATCAATCTGCTAATTTAGCATCTAGTAATCCTTTTTTAAGTTTACCAGGTGGTATTATACCTACTCCCGAGTCTTTAGGAACTATTAGAACTATGCAAATTTTTCCTGCTTCAGGAACTCCTATTAGAACTTTTCTAGAACAAAGAGATGTTAGTTTTATTACTGAATATGCTCCTGACAGAACTGATACAGGAACACCTGTGTATTGGGCATGGTTTGATCATAATTCTTTAGTAGTTGCACCAACTCCAGATTCTGCTTATAATGTTGAATTAGGAATTACTAGATTACCAACAAGATTATCTAGTACAAACACTGAGACTTGGTTGAGCACAAATGCTCAATCAGCTATGTTGTACGGATGCCTTGCCGAAGCCTTTAAGTATTTAAAGGGCCCAGCAGAAATGCTGCAAATAAACGAACAATCATATCAAAGGGCTGTCCAAGAATTAGCTATGGAGCAACAAGGACGACACCGACGAGATGAGTATATGCACGGGGCTTTAAGAACCCCCATTAAATCAATAAGTCCATAAGGAGGATAAAAAATGTCGATAACTCAAGCTGTTTGCACAAGTTTTAAACAAGAGTTACTTGTGGGTACGCATAATTTTACTGCAACCTCAGGTGACACTTTCAAAATTGCGCTTTACACAAGTTCAGCTTCTTTAGATGCCACAACAACAGCATTTAGCACAAGTAATGAAGTATCAAACTCAGGAACGTATAGTTCTGGAGGAGGCACTTTAACAAGTGTAACTCCCACAACATCAGGTACAACAGCACTTTGTGATTTTGCTGATATATCATTTACATCTGCAACAATTACTGCAAGAGGAGCTTTAATTTATAATAGTTCTGATTCTAATAAAGCAGTAGCTGTTTTAGATTTTGGTGGAGACAAAACATCTACAAGCGGAACATTTACAATTCAGTTTCCAACTGCAGATGCAAGTAACGCTATATTAAGATTAGCATAGGAGAAAAATTTAAATGGCTTTAGTCATTAATGATCGTGTAAAAGAAACTACTACAACTACAGGCACAGGAGCAGTTGCTCTTGGTGGTGCTGTTACTGGTTTTGAAACCTTTGCTTCAGGTGTAGGTAATTCTAATACTACATATTATGCAATTGTTCATCAAACTGCTAATGAGTTTGAAGTTGGTCTTGGAACATTAGATGGTGATAGTTCAGATCTTACACGTACGACTGTTATATCAAGTTCTAATAGTGATAGTGCAGTTGACTTTGCTGCAGGAACTAAAGATATTTTTTGTACAGTTCCCGCAAGCAAATTAATATTTGAAGATGCTAGTAATGATGTAACAATTGGACGTAATTTAACCGTAACAGGAGATTTAACAATATCAGGTGATGATATTGTTATGGGTACAAATACTTCGGGACATATTCTTGTTGCTGATGGTACAAACTTTAATCCTGTGGCAGTTACAGATTTATCAGCAATATCTACTATTGCAAGTGGAGATACTTTATTAGCAGTAGATGCCTCTGGTGGAGGTTTAAAAAAAGTTTCAAGAAGTGTACTTGTAGCAGGATTAGCTACATCTAGTGCATTAAATAATATTTCAGAAGATGATACTCCACAACTAGGTGGTAATCTAGATATGAATGGTTCAGATATTGTTACTACTTCTAATGCAACTATTGATCTAGCACCTAATGGTACAGGAACAGTTGTTGTGAGAGGTAATACAAATTCTGGAGCAATAGTATTTAATTGTGAATCTAACTCACATGGACAAACTGTTATTGCACAACCTCATTCAGCAGGTGTTACGAATACTATGTTGTTACCTGCAGGGGCTAGTTCAACTTTAGTATCTCTTGTATCAACAGATACATTAACAAATAAAACTTTAACCTCTCCTAAAATTAATGAAGATGTAGCAGTAACTTCAACAGCTACAGAGTTAAATTTATTAGACGGAATTACAGCAGGTACAGTATCTGCTTCGTTGGCAGTTATTGCAGATTCTGATAAAGATATATCAGGATTTAGAAATATTACTCTTAGTGGAGAACTAGATGCAGGTTCATTAGATGTTTCTGGTGATGCAGATATTGATGGTACATTGGAAGCAGATGCTATTACAATAGCAGGAGTAACTCTTGCAGAAACAATTTCTGACACTGTAGGAGCAATGGTTAGTTCTAACACAGAAACAGGTATTGCAGTAACTTATGATGATTCAGATAATACTTTAGATTTTGTTATAGGTGCAGGAAGTATTGTTAACTCAATGTTAGCAGATGATGCAGTAGGAGCAGATGAGTTAGCAGCAAATGCTGTAGTCAATGCAAGTGTGGCATCAGGAGCAGCAATAGTAGATACAAAATTAGCAACAATAGCAACAGCTAACAAAGTAAGTTTGACAGCAGTTGATATTGATGGTGGTGCAGATATTGGAGCAGATTTAACTACATCTGATTTAATTGTAGTGGATGATGGTGCAGGTGGTACAAATAGAAAAGCCGCATTATCTAGAGTAGTAACATTAATGGCAGCTAACTTGGAAGACCCCACAGCATTAGCGATTGCATTAGGATAATAGGAGGATAGATGGCAAATAC